GATAAGTTCCAGTACTATAACCCTAAGTTCCTACAGAAGAACGGCTCTGTGTGGGCTTACAACGGGCGTAGGCTTAACGTATATGCTGCTGTTGACTTTGCGTTCAGCTTAAAAAGGAAGGCTGACTACACAGCAATTGTGGTAGTCGGTGTTGACCATGAAGGCAACTACTATATATTAGACATAGATCGGTTTAAGTCGGATAGGGTGAAGGACTATTATGACCACATAGTTGATCTACACTCAACGTGGGGCTTCAAGAAGGTACGTGCTGAAGTTACCGTAGCGCAAGTGGTAATAGTAAACGGAATAAAGGATTACATCAAGGCAGCAGGTCTTTCTATAAGCGTTGATGACTACAGACCTTCCGCTAAGGAGGGCAGTAAGGAAGAGCGTATTAAGGCTACACTAGAGCCGCTGTACGACAACTTACAGATGTGGCACAGAGAGGGCGGTTGGACTATGGAGCTTGAGGAAGAGCTTATCATGGCCAACCCACCACACGATGATATGAAAGATTCATTAGCGTCGGCAGTGGAAATATCAGTACGTCCTAAACAGTCTACCAAGTCTAAGCTTGAAGACTTCTTTAGTTCGACAAAAACTAACAATAGATTTGGCGGGGTTGCCTGGAAATGAGCGATAGAGTAGCAGAAATACAAAAGTTTACTGGGCCAGATCAAGGCTCAGCTTGGGTGACTAACTTCTGGTCTACCCACAACGATGCAAGAGCTGAGAAGTTAGCCGAGTGGTCAGAACTACGTGACTACATCTTTGCAACAGATACAAGCACAACTTCAAACGATGCACTGCCTTGGAAGAACTCTACGACAATTCCTAAGCTGTGTCAGATTCGGGACAACCTCTATAGTAACTATAAGAGTGCTCTGTTCCCAAATGACAACTGGATGGCTTGGCAGGGCTTCACACAAGTAGCTGCACAGAAGAGTATAGCTAGGACTGTCAAGACCTACATGGACAATAAGGTCTCTCACAGGGACTTTGAGCAGACGTTCTCTAAGCTCCTCTATGACTTCATTGACTATGGCAATGCCTTTGCCACTACGTACTTTGAAGCGCGCTATAAAGAGATGGACAGCGGTGCTGTAGTACCAGACTACGTAGGGCCTAGAGTGTCCCGTATTAGTCCTCTGGACATAGTGTTCAACCCACTGGCAGATTCTTTTGACAGAAGCCCTAAGTGTGTAAGAAGTGTAAAGACTCTTGGCGAGCTTAAGAAGCTAGCTGCAACAGATCCAGACCAAGCCTTCTGGCAAGAGGCTGTAGACCGCAGAGAGCTTATTCGTAACGTAAGCGGTGGGTACAGTAAGGAAGACTTTGAAAAGGCTGTAGGCTACCAAGCAGACGGCTTTGGCAACATGTATGACTATTACATGGGAGAGTACGTAGAGATACTTGAGTTCTTTGGTGACTATCACAATGCCAACACTGGTGATCTAATGACTGACAGGATTGTCACAATCGTTGATAGATCCTATGAGATACGTAATGAAGCCTTACCACATTGGTTCTCAGGTGATAATATCCGTCATGTTGGTTGGAGATTACGTCCAGATAACTTGTGGGCCATGGGGCCTTTAGACAACCTAGTTGGTATGCAATATAGACTAGACCACCTAGAGAACCTTAAGGCTGACGCTATGGACTTAGCGATACACCCACCACTCAAAGTAATTGGAGAGGTAGAGGAGTTCGTTTGGGGGCCAGGTGTTGAGATAGCTATTGATGAGAATGGTGACGTACAGGAGCTTGGCAAGAACCTTAGTGGCGTTATGGCAGCAGCTAGTGAGATGGCTGGCATAGAAGACCGTATGGAGCTGTATGCGGGTGCTCCGAGAGAAGCTGCTGGGATACGTACTCCTGGTGAGAAGACGCTTGGAGAGGTGATGCAGTTAGCTACAGCGGCTGGTCGTATCTTCCAAGAGAAGGTTGTGAGCTTTGAGAAGAACCTCCTAGAGCCTATACTCAATGATATGCTAGAGACAGGTAGACGTAACCTCTCAGGTTCCGAAGTTATCTCACTGGTCGATGAGGATCTTGGCATTCAAGAGTTCTTAACCATTACGGCTAAGGACATTACTGCCAATGGCATCATCCGTCCAGTTGGGGCTAGACACTTTGCTAAGCAGTCACAAGACCTACAGAACCTACTCACAGTCTTCAACTCACCGTTAGGTGGACTGATAACACCGCACACCTCTGGCAAGAACATGGCTAAGTTTGTAGATGACATAACAGGTCTTGGTGGTTACAGTATCTTCAGTCCTAACGCTGGTGTGTTTGAGCAGAGTGAGCTACAGTCTACACAAGCACGCGTGCAAGAAGAAGCAGTAGCTACTGACACAGCACCTACGGTGATTTAATGAAAAAGACTTGGACTCAGCATACGCAGAACCAGCAGTTGGTTGAGGATATAAGGCAGTCGTTCTTGTCCTCAACTGTTATGCGGGACAGGTTGAAAGAGATTTGTGAGGACGAGATAAAGTCCTCCTTCTCTCTATCTAAGTCTCAGTATGATTGTCCCAACTGGCAGATGTTACAGGCAGACGCTGTTGGATATAAGAGAGCTATGGAGAAAATAATCTCTCTTTTAAGTTGACAAATCACGATTTTTCTAGTATATATAAGTATATAAGAAATATAATTAATATTATTAATAATCTAAACTTAAGAGATACCTACCAGTATGTCAGCATTTGAAAGTAATCCTCAGGAAACCCCTGAACCACAAGCAGTTTCTACTGATGCCTTTGTTAACCAACTTAAGGAAATTAGAAATGAAACTGGAGAGCAGAAGTACGATTCAGTTGATAAAGCACTTGAAGCGTTAAAGCATTCCCAATCATATATTCCAGAGCTAAAGTCTACACTTTCAGTGAAAGACCAAGAGATCGAGAAGTTGAAGGAAGAGCTTGCTAAACGAAGTGCAATAGAAGATGTCGTAGAAAAGCTCACTGCGGAAAAAGGCCAGCAAGAGAGTACCCCTCAAGCGCAAGGACTTAGTAAGCAGGATGTAGAAGAACTTCTACTAAGCAAACAACTAGAAAAGTCTAAAGAAGAGAATGAGAAAGCAGTTAGCGAATCTCTCTTCAGCACCTACGGTGATAAGACTCAGGAAGTAGTAGCACAGAAAGCTGCTGAGATTGGTATGAGCGTAGAGGAACTACAGGACTTAGCCCGTAGATCACCTCAAGCGGCAATGACGTTATTCAACGTTAAGCCTAACAGCTCCCCAAAATACTCAAGTGGCAGTATCAACATACCACCAAATACCAAGGTGGATGAGCCGCTAGCTCCCCCAAAGAAGTCTTTACTTTATGGTGCAAGCACAAAAGATCAAGTAGAGTACCTCCGTAAGATACGAGAGAATACTCATAAAAAGCATAATATTCAAGTTTGAGGAAACTATAAATGCAACTCACTTCTAACACTCAAGCGTTCATTGATGCTGAGGTATATTCAGATTTTATCCTGATGAACCTGCACGATGGATTGCTAGNCGAACAATTTTACCGCAACGTAGCTGACTTCGGTTCGGGTACTACTTTAAACATCAAGACCGTTGGTTCTGTAACAATTCAAGAAGCTACTGAAAATGAAGCTCTTACTTACAACCCAATTGAGTCTGGCACTGTTACTTTACAGATCACTGACTATGATGGTGACGCTTGGTTTATAACTGACGACCTTCGTGAAGACGGTGAGCAAGTAGACGCTCTTATGGCAGCTCGCTCTGCTGAGTCTACTCGTGCCCTACAAGAGAAGTTTGAAACACGCTTCTTGTCTGTAGCTAACGCTGGTCAGACTAACGCTGATCCAAACACGATTAACGGATTCCCACACCGCATCTCGTCTGCTGTAGCTACCTCTGGTAGTGAAAACACGTTCTTGACAGATCACCTAGTCTCTATGCGTCTAGCATTCGACAAGGCTAACGTACCTACTAATGGTCGTGTGTTCATTGCAGATCCAGTTGTTGAGGCTACTCTCAACAAGCTAGTGGCAATTACTTCTGACGTAACCCCTTTCGCTGAGTCAATCTTGCGTTCTGGTATGTCTTCTGGTATGCGTTTTGTCGGTCAGCTATACGGCTTTGACATTATCTTGTCTAACCGTCTACCTACTGGTAACTTCTCTGACGGCACTACTGCTGTTACAGGCGCTGTTGCTAACATCGCTATGTGTGTACTTGATGACCAATGTAAGCCAGTTATGGGTGCTTGGAGACGTCAACCACGAGTTGAGGGTGAGCGCAATAAGGATCTACGTCGAGACGAGTTCGTTGTAACTGCTCGCTATGGTCTTGGTGTTCAACGTGTAGACACCCTTGGTGTTATCATCACTTCAGCATCTAAGTACTAGGAGAATAAAGATGGGTTATGAAAGCAATACAGGCCTTGGTGTAAACAACCACTATGGCGAACGTGGTACTCAAGATGGTGTAGTTGGTGGCGGTGATTTGCCAGGTAACGGCTCTATCAAAGAAGCTACCATTTACATTAAAGGTGAAGACTTCGGTGCAGGCATTACTTTTGATACTCAGTACAGCATCCCTGCTGGCGCTAAGTTCTTAGAAGCATACGCTGAAGTTACAGAAGCCTTTGTTCTTGGTGGGACTACTCCAACTATTAATGTTGGTACTAACGGTTCAGAAGGAACTAACTACGGCTTAGAGTTATCAGAAGCTCAAGGCGAGGCTATCGGTGAAGTGTACAATGGTACAGGCGCTGGTACTTGGTCTGCTCCTCTAGCTGCTGCAACTACTGTTGGTGTTGCCCTAGATGGCACAANTCCTACAGTTACTTCTGCTGGNAAGGCTAAAGTTGTTATCCGCTATATCAAGATCTGATAATAGCTTATAAGGGGAGGGGGTCTATACCTTCTCCCCTTTTTATTTGGAGAAAGATAAATGGCAGATTTGCAACACAAGGACTTGCCCAATAGTCAGTTACATGAACCAAAGGGTGTGTCTGCTGCTAATGCTGGAGAGATCTACACAGCAAATGGGGCAGGCTCTGGTGCGTGGGACTCCTTAGATGGGGCAAGTACTGGCGTAGCACCAGCAGGTGCTCTCCTAATCGCTGATGGTGCCACTGGCGCTGACTTCCTACGATATCAAGGCTGGTCTCAGTATGAGGACAGCAGAACTACGGTGGGTACACCAACACAGACTATCACCAACAGTGTAAGAACTAAGATAATAAATGATGGTGGCACACTTACACTAGAGAAAGCTCCGTCAGATGCCACAGTTCCCCTCTGGAATGTAAGCACAAACAAGCACATGCCTGTTGCAGCTTTTGACTTGTACCACCTGAGACTCTCTTTTACTATTGAGGATTACAGTGGCACTGACCCATATATAGACGTAGAGCTAGATATTGGGGGCAGTGTGGGAACGATATTTGCTAGAGATATCACACTACGTAAGGGCGGTGCAGCACAGAAGGTCAGTTTGGCTTTTCCCGTGTTTAGTGGGACTACTTATTTGGCCAATGGTGGTGAGTTCTACATTACCTACACAGGCAACACAACTTGCAAAGTATACAAGACTAGCATCTTGATTATCCGTGAATCTAAAAACTACGTCTAGGGGGTAGCATGAAGGCAACATTACTAGACATAGTTCAGGAGATTTTATCCGACCTTGACTCTGATGAGGTTAACTCTATTGATGATACAGTAGAGTCTGAGCAAGTAGCTACGATAGTTAAATCTACCTATCAAGCTATGATCAGCTCAAGGTTCTGGCCACACACAAGACGGTCTATACAGATTACGTCTTATAGTGACTCCAACTTACCAACACACATGCGTATCCAAGATGAGATACAAAAGCTCTGCTTCATTAACTACAACAAAGTTAAGCTTGGTGAGACTAAGAAAGATTACAAAGAGATCACCTATCTAGAGCCAGACCAGTTTGTATTTAAGACAAACAAAGAGGATAGCACCTCAACAGATGTTATTGTGGTTAACGATCCAGGTGGCGTAGAGCTACTAATAAGAAACGACAAGGCTCCTACCTACTACACATCTTTTAATGATGAGACTATTATATTTGATTCTTATGATAGTTCAGTAGACTCCACACTACGTGCGAGTAAGGTGCAGGCACAAGCATACGTATTCCCAGCTTGGTCTACAACAGACTCTTTTATTCCAGACCTACCTGATTACGCATTTACAGCGTTAATTGAGGAAGCCAAGTCAAGGGCAGCTTTAAAGCTTAAGCAGGTTGTTGATCAGAAGGCAGAGCAAGAGTCTGCTAGACAGAATAGGTGGATAGCTCGTAAGTCTCGTAGAGTTAATGGTGGTGTCCAGTACCCTTCTTATGGGCGTGGTAAAGTAAGTATTCCGAGGGATTGTAAGTGATTGAGTATGAAGGTTTTAAAATAGTTGTTGACGAGAATTGGGGCACAATGTTTCGTGTTAAACCCGCAGGCAAGGGTGGCTCTATCCCAACAGTGTTGGCTGGACTATATAGCACAACAGATCTTGCCCAGAAGGGCATAGACACATATAGGTCTACACACAAAGAAAAGGTAAAGTCTAATGCCACAAAGCTATCAGTCGGGTGAATTTAATTCGTTTGTAGGTGGCCTCATTACGGAGGCTTCGCCTCTCTCGTTCCCAGAAAACGCCTCAATAAATGAGGTTAACTTTGTACTAAATCATACAGGTACAAGGCGTAGACGGTTTGGAATGGACAAGGAAGACGGGGTGGGTTGGAAATTCCCCTCTCTTACATCTTCCTATGACAACGTAACAGACTCTACAGTGTCTGCATTTGAGTGGAAGAACCCAGGAAATATCGCTGGTAAGACCTTCATAGCCTTACAGGTTGGTGGTCAAGTACACATATTGGACAGGTCAGACTCTTCACTTGTCAGTGCAGCTTATACCAAGCAGACCTTCCAGATAGCTATTAGTGGTGAAGAACAATACGTTGGTAGAGCTTCCTTTGCTAGTGTTGATGGCAACCTTATTATTTGTTCAGGCACACCAACCATAGGTGTCATAGCTTATAATGGAACCACACTAACTAAGTCACAACTACGCATTCGTGTAAGAGACTTGTTCGGTGTCAGGGGCTTAATTGGAGATCCTAACTCAGGAGATCCTAAGTATCAGGTTGTAGATACAACGGATGCTGATAACGTAAACCTAAGACCGCCTTGGAATATCATTAACTCTTACCCACACTTTTACAATCTACGTAATCAGGGTTGGACAGAGCCAAGGGCTCGGTGGGGACAAGATGATGGGGCGACAGTTGTTAATCCAGAGGCTTGGACATACACTCAGGCAGATCCTATATCTGACTTTATAAAACCAGCCGCTGGCGATACAAGTAAGAATATACCATCGAACTCTGACATAGTTACTACGCACCTATATGCTAGGACTTTGCTTGACTCAATACCTGGAAGAGATGGCACTATAGAGCGGTTCCACGCTCATGATGCTATTGCCTCAAAAGCTGGTAACACACCAGCACCAAAGGGATACTTTGTAATTGACCTGCTTGATCGTGGTACAAGTAGAGAGCAAGCTTACTCTTCAGCTATTGAGAACCTGAAGTATGCACACGGCCCAGCCCTTCCACCACTAATATATATTAACCCAGTTGTATCTCTTGCACAAGACTTGACTACAGGTGGTGCTACAGTTGCTGGCGAGTTCGCAGGGAGAGTTTGGTACGGTGGCTTCAATGGCACAGTAACTGGTGGGGATTCAAAGTCTCCGTCATTAAACTCTTATGTGTGCTACTCACAATTAGTTAGAGAGTTTGACCAGATAGGTGAGTGTTACCAAAGTGGAGATCCAACTAGTGCAGACTCACCAGACAGGTTAGACACTGACGGTGGCTTTATCAGGTTGTCTGGTTGTAACAACATACAAGCTATGGTTAACGTAGGTTCCTCACTAATGGTGGTGGCTGAAAACGGTGTCTGGTCTATCAGCGGTACAGATGGTGGTACTTTCAACGCCAACAACCAGTCTGTATCTAAAGTCACTGAGCATGGAACTGTTAGCCCTCAGTCAGTAGTCTTGGTAGACGGTACTATCATGTACTGGTCAGACGATGCCATATATCAGATTGCTCCAAACCAACTTGGTGAGTGGGCAGCACAAGAAGTTAGCGTAAATATCCGCTCGTTGTATCAAGCAATAGGTTACTCTCAGAAGTTAAACTGCCGTGGCATATATGACTCATATGACCGTAAGGTTCGTTGGGTCTATGATAATAGTTTCACTAGTGATGGCACAGTAACTGAGTTAGTCTTTGACTTAACACTCTCAGCAATGTACCCAGCAGAGATAGCAGCCAACCCTCTTGGCACACAGTACGCTTTAGCAACTCCAGTACTAA